GGGGGCTTACCAGCAACTTTTAATTTGTCTTGCTGCTTGATAACCACCGTGGGTCGAAAATCAGTGTCTGCTCGGTTCAATGATGACTGCTTAAGGGCTTGTGATCTCTCTGCCCTACTTTCGTCAAACAACTGAACGCTTTGCTCAAACAACGACTGATCTAAACCTTTAGGTGCGTCAGACCATAGCATGTACTTCTTCAAGGCTCTGAAACATTCATCTCCAAACTCGAGCTGATTGGCATATTCCACGTAATTTTCAGCGTGGGTTTGCTTGCGAATCCTCTGATCCATTCCGGTCCGGTACAATGGAGCATCGTCGGTTCTATGATGATTTGCCAAGTTTAACCACTTTGGTAAAAACAATGTGGGATTGTCCTTCCCCTTTGCTTTCAACATTGCCTGTAGCTTCCTCGACGCTTCACCACTCGCCTTTTTCCGCTCATTGAACGCATTTTGTGGGTATCGTGCGATTGCTTCTCGTCGCAATTCGGCCTTCAGTTTTCCGACTATTAGGCCTGCATCATACCTTGGTAAATATAGGTCCGGTTTCTGATTTGTGTATTCGCCTCGGCTCGTCAACTCAACTTCGAATCGTTCTTTCCTCTGACTCAATAGATGTTCGTTCATCACCTCCGGGTTTTCTGGAGGAATTGCTGTCGGTAATTTCGGCAATGGTATATGCGGCTCAGGGACTTCAGGTTCAACAACATGCACTGCTGGCACCAAAGTCATGTGCGGCAGGAAAAGATTAGCTTGAGGCCCTTGATAGGCTGGATCTTCTCTGCTTAACATAGTGTGGCCACCCCTCTGAACTATATCTCTGGGGAGGAAATCATTCCACAAACTCGTCGGGTACTCATTTTCCACGAACTTCCGATTCACGCAATATTCTGGCTTTGCAGCCAACACATATCTAGTATCATGTGGGAGGATCTTCAACAGAGACTTGATATTGACACTGTGCTCCTTCACTATTCTGGCTGGTTCACCAGCAATGTAATACGGAGCATAATGCAAGATCTCGCGAAGCACCACATTGTCCGCAATCGATAAAGTAGCTTCATAAGTTTGATTGAACAGACAACACCATATGATATGCGGCGCTCGAGTCCCCAACACGTACAAGGTTCTCGCGTCCACGCGCATTGCTTCATCGGTGAGTTCCACGATGCAAACGTCCTCGTCATAGCCTTGTGTGCCAACAAAGGTGTCAGCATCCTGTTGCTCCACACTCAATTTGACTCGCTTCCTCACGTCACTTGCTACCGCCAATACCTTGTTCGCCCAAGCGTGCGCTATCCACTCTTCGGACTTGTTCGGGAAAAAAATGCGCATGTCAGCTTCAGTTTCCACTCTCTTTGTTGTATAATGGAAACCACCCCCCAACTTCTTGAATACAGGGAGGTTAAAGAAATTGCCAACGCCTTCGTCAAACCTTAATGATCCGGTTATAAAAGTTTTACATCTGGCGCCATACATAGCCTCTTCTTTAGGAACGCTCGCATTGTTCAGCGTGCATTCTTTAGGATTATGCCATGTGCACTGGTGCGGATCGAACAAGAACAAATGTGTCTTAACGTGCGGAAACATGGCAGCTTTTAAGGCATGCCAGCCTGGGAAATACATCGCTTCATCACTCGCCATCACCCAAGCCCAATGACCCTCAGCCATGGCTTTACTGGTCGTTGTGCACATGTAGTTAGGTGAAGATTGACG